GAGCGGCGACGGTAGGTCATGGCGAGACCGACTAATTAGGGGGCTCCACATGCATGCCATGACACCCCAGGGGGGGTGGGTGCCTGCCCGCCCGCATATGTATAGATATCAAAGGACAGTGCGTTCTAGTTTTTTTATCTGCTTGCTGCCGTGCTTGTGGTTCTGTGACCGAAGGTCACCAGATCGCGTGCTCGCGCTAGCGCGTCATTCATTATAGCAGCGTGTCCCAGATTTGCTGCTAGTTTTGTTGGGACAGACTGAGCTTTGTATGACGACTGGAGTTTTTATGCCTCAGAATGGTGGCGGTAAGGGTTGGATCACTGACCCTGAGAGTGGTGTGCAGGTTATGCCTGATTCGTGGCGCAAGTTTTTGGATTGGTTGCTGTTGGGTCTTGATCGGGCTCCTAAGACGCAGAAGGATTGGGCGGCTGCGAATGGTATCCATGAGGATTCTTTGCGTCGTTGGAAACGTGACCCACGGTTCCGTCGGGAGTGGGAGGCTCGGGCTGCGGAGTTGAATGTGCATGTTGAGCGTGTGCAAACGGTGATTGATGCGGTGTACAGGGAAGCTGCTCAGGGTGATGTGAAGGCTGCTTCGTTGTATTTGCAGTATGTGGATAGGTTTACTCCGAAGCGTCAGGTCATTCTTGATGAGGCTGAGGCTGCGTCTCTTACTGATGCTGCGTTGATTACGGAACTCGAAGATCTTTTGGATGGTCTTCGGAGTGACGATGAGTGAGCTTCAGGATTTGCGTGATGATGGGATGTGGATGCAACTTGAGGAGATGGGTGAGCGACCTGAATTGCTGGTTGACCCGTTTTTAGATGATGAACCTGTTGACTGTGGGGTTGATGGGGTTGAGGTGTGTGATTCGTGCCAGTAGGGGGGCGTTTTGTCAATAGAGGATGTGGCCGAGAAGGCTGATGTTTGGTCTGAGGCTATTAAAAAGATTGTTAGGGCCATTACGGCGGCTGGTGTTGCGTTGGCGGCAGCGATTGGTGGATTACTTATGTGGTGGCCCTCTGGGGTGAATGAGTCTGTGGATGATTCCCCTAGTGATGGTTGGGGGTCGCAGTGTTCGCAGTTGTATAGTGCTATGGATCACACATGGACTGAGTCACAGTGGTCTGTTTGGGAGCAGTTACGCAAAGATTTGGATTGTTAGCGGAAGGGGTAACCGTTGTACCACATGACTGCGGCGTGTCGTTCACCTGAGAGTACGGGTGTTACCCTGTGTTCCATGAAGCTGGGGAACACTACTATCGATCCTCGGGGAGCGTCGTTGAATACATGAAGTTGGTCATAGAAGCGAATTTGGAGTTGTCCTCCTTCGTAGGTTCCCAGGTCGGAAAGGTTGACTGTTGCTGAAAGTTTTCGTACGGTTCCCTGGAACTCTGGGAATGGGGTTATATTCAGGGGTATTGGGGGATGAATCTCTGAAACGAGTTTTCGTGCAGCGTGGTTGTCGGAGTTTCCGTCGATATGCCAGTCGTACTGGTCGCCTGTACGGTACTGCGTGTATTGGACGGTTTCGGTTTTGTGTAGGTCGTACTGCCAGCCTGCTTCTTTGTTGGCTTGACGTATCCATGCGCCGAGTCGGTCGTTTATTTTTTCGTTGTAGAGCCATGAGATTTGGGACTTACGATGTCCAGCTTCGTGTCCGAAGTGAAATCCCTCTACTTTTTCAACGTCTGCGGCGGCGTGCTGGATTTCGTCGCACTGCTGTGGGGTTAATGCCCCTGGGATGTACCAGTAATGGTTGGTGAGCATGGGGTCTAGGTTATCAGAGCTTCGACAGGAAGTTGAGTGGCGTAAGTGTTCTCGTGATGAACGATATTTTCTTGAGACTTACTGGTGTATTGCCCATCCTGGGCATGGTCGCATTTTGTTTACTTTGCGTGAGGCTCAGCGGGTGGCGTTAAAGGAATGGGATTCTGAGCGGTATTCGTTGACGTTGAAGGCCCGCCAGATTGGGTGGACGACGTTGGTGGCTGCCCACCAGTTTTGGTTAGCTTTCTTTAAGAGCGACCAGAACATTATTGATCTTTCAAGAACGGAACGTGAAGCTGTTTTGTTGCTACGCAAAACGAAGTACGGGTTTCAACATTTACCTAAGTGGATGATAGATCGGGGACCGGTGTCTCTTGTCGATCATCAACAAAGGATGCAGTTTGGGAATGGAAGCCAGATCACATCTATGCCATCAGCTTCTGATCCTGCTCGAGGTGAGTCGGCGACTCTTGTTGTTGTTGACGAGTGGGGGTTCCTGCCGAACCCTGAGGAGGCGTGGGCTAGCATTGAACCTGTAGCAGACGTTGGTGGTCGTATCGTTGGGCTCAGTACCGCTAACGGGTCAGGAAACTTTTTTCATGATCTTTGGGTGGGTGCCACAACGGGGGCAAACAAGTTTTCGCCAATGTTTTTTCCGTGGTCAGCTACAGAGGACCGTGGTGATGCGTGGTACCAGGAGAAGGTCGACTCGATGCTGCCGTGGCAGCTTGCCCAGGAATATCCGACGACAGCGGAAGAGGCGTTCATTAAGTCGGGTAATCCTGTTTTTGATTTAGATGTTTTAGATGAGATGGCTAAAAATGTGCGGCGAGGTAAAGAAGGATACATGTGGCGCACAAATAACCATGTGGAGTTTCGGGTATGAGCTTTGTTGTATTTGAGCCACCAAACCATCAGCACGCCTATGTCATAGGTGTTGATACTGCAGAAGGTTTGAAACATGGTGACTTCAGTGTGATTCAGGTTTTGGATATAAACACTGGTGAGCAGTCAGCTATTTGGCATGGACGTATTGCCCCTGATGAGTTAGCTGGGGAAGTGTATTCTGTGGGTCTGTACTATCTGGATGCTTTGTGTTGTGTGGAGTCGAACAATCATGGGCTGACAACGATCACTGAGTTGCGTCATTTGGGGTATCCGCGGTTGTTTAGGCGCAGGTCGTTAAATCAGGCAAACAGTCGCATCTCTCAGGAGTACGGGTGGAAGACGACAAGAACGTCGAAGCCGTTGATGATTGACGAACTGAGCTCTGCGTTGCGGAACAATGAACTAGCGATTTACGATAAACATACTCTGGCGGAGTTGCGAACATTTGTGCGAAATGATCGTGGGGGCATGTCTGGATCTCCGTTTGATGATCGAGTAATGTCGTTAGCTTTAGCTAACCAAATGAGAAAGTACGTTAATGCACCTGAGTATGCTGAAAAAATTGATGACTACTGGACTGTTGACTGGTTTGCTCGTCTTGCTGGGAGTAATCTTGACGAAAAAGCTGCTTTCCAAATAGGAGCTAACAGCATCCGTGGGACACCCTGACCATTGGGTAGTCGACTTTATTGGAGTTTAGATGGGAAGAAATATCGCTCATACCCCTGGTGTAACCATAGACGGGGCAAAGGGCAAGAACGCTAAGATGGAACGCGGGTCAAGCGTGTCATCGAATCCGATTTGGAGCCCAGGAGGTCCACAGTCACCTAAACAACGCTTAGGGGACAAGAAATACGCTAATCAAACTGGCGGATACGGGCAAACTGGGGTACGCGATACACCCAAAAATCAGCACGGTATTACTGGCAAAGTGGAACCAGGCAGGCAGCCTAATCTCCGCGGCCATAACGCTGACTGATCATGGCCGTCCTGCCTGACGGGGCGACCTTTGAGGAGTTCACTGGCTACGTTCTGAAACGGCGTGGTCAGCTTCCTTTGACGGAGCTTCACGAACTTTACGAGCGGCACCTGCGGTTGAAATCGGTAACGGTTTCAACTGGGCAGGGCTACCAGTCGACTCTTCCCCCTGATGAACAGGGGTTGACGAAGCGCGAACGTGGGGCAAAGGCTTTCGCTGAGGCTACGGCAACTGGTCGCAACATCGAAAAGCTACCTGAGAAGGCACAGTTCTGATATGGCTCGAAAATCGCGGCAACAAAAACTTGAAAGTTGTATAGATAGAGTCGAAAAATGTCAGCGCTGGCGGGAACAAGAACAATATGAGCAAACTTGGGGGCGGCTAGTTGATCTCTATAAAGGGAAACATTGGCCGTCAACAACGACAACTAAATCTGATCTGATCGCTGTTAACCTCGCATTTTCTACAATTAATGTTATTGCTCCCAGTGTTGCTGTCAACTACCCCAAGATTGTTGTTCAAGCCACAAACCCTGAGAATCGTGACCGTGCAGCGTTTGTTGAAGCTGTAGCAAACTATTTGTGGAAACATCACGACTTTCGGACACCGTTTAGGCGGGCAGTAAAAGATTTCCTAATATTTGGTCATGGCTGGATCAAAACTGGGTGGAAGTTTGTTGAGCAGGAACAATCCCTTAATGAAGACGAATGGTCAGGGATGCTTGATTCAGCGCTTTTTGAGGCTGATGCGTTTGCCACTGAAACTCCAGATCTGGCAGGTTCGTTGCCGTCTCCTGAGGAGATAGCAGCAAACATTCCTTCAACGATTATGCGTGTTGTCGAAGATCAGCCATTTGTGGAACGGGTGTCACCGTTTGACATGTTTGTGGACCCTTCAGCTACTTGCATCGAAGACGCCAAATGGGTGGCGCAACGTCTGGTTCGGCCACTTGCTGAAGCCCAAGTTGACCCTAACTATAAGCCTTCAGTAAGGAAACGTCTCACTGCTAACGGATCGTACAACCTGAATGAGACCACTCGCGCTGACTTGGATGACCGTTGGGAGTTCCTTGAGGACCAAGTTGTCATTTGGGAGTTCTACGATATTTTGTCAAACTCTGTTGCCGTTTACGCTGACGACGCTGACGAGTTTCTGGTCGATCCTGTACCAATGCCTTACGCCTATGGGCACCCATTTTCGATGCTTCGAAACTATGATGTTCCAGGGCAGTTCTATCCGATTGGTGACCTTGAGTCGATTGAGTCACTACAACTCGAGTTAGATAAAACCCGTTCCCAGTTGATGAACGACAGGAAACGGTACGCAAGAAAGTATTTGTATCACGAACGGTCGTTTGGGCCAGAAGGCCGTGAAGCTCTCGAATCTGAAGAAGATGGGCGAATGGTCCCTGTTCTCGATGAGAACAAGCCTCTTTCGGAAGTCGTGGTTCCGATGCCTCAAGTCCCAATTAGCCCAGAAATTTATGCTTACTCTGACATAATTGAGCAAGACATCAACACGGTTTCTGGTATTTCTGAGTACGCCCGTGGAGCTATGCCTGAGATACGGCGTACAGCTACAGAGGCCAGCATTGTTGCTGATGCACAGAATGCTAGAGCGGCTGACAAACTAGCGGTTGTTGAAATGGCAATTTCGGCGGTAGCTCGCCGTGTGCTTCAGTTGATGCAACAGTTTATGACCGGTAACCAGATGGCTCGCGTAACAGTTAGCGGCGAAGACATGTTCATTGATTACACGCGTGAAGACATTATCGGAGAGTACGATTTTGCGGTGCAAGCAGGATCAACTCAACCAATGAACGACACTATTCGCAAACAGCAAGCAATTTCTCTTATGAACGCTATAGCGCCTCTCGTTGGTACCGTTATAGACCCACAAGCGCTCGCAGTTCATGTTCTTGAGTCTGGGTTCGGTATCAAAGACCCTGAGAAGTTCTTGATACAGGCACCTGACCAAGCGGTCGCTGCAGAAGAAGGCCAAATGCCGCCCGAAGGGGCGCAACCTCCGATCCCTGGGCCAGTTGATCCAGGGGTGATGGCACCGCCAGGTGGGGCGTTCGCTCCGACGGGTGGAGTGCCCCCAGAGTTGCTGATGCAACTCCAAAATCAGATGGGAATGGACCTTCCTTCACTGTAAGTGGGACACCCTGCGTATACGAATGAGCAACCATTTGGACTCACAGGAGGGGCTTGTGCCCGAATTAGAAGAATCAGCAATAGAACCAGCCAATGATGGCCTTCTGGAAGCTGAACCCGAAGTTTTACAGGAACCTGGAGAAACGTACACCATTAAGGTGGACGGTGAAGAATTTCAGGTCAGCCTAGACGAACTTCAAAATGGATACCAGCGTCAAGCGGACTACACCCGCAAAACGCAGGAAATATCTGCTGAACGTGATCGGCTTCAGCAAGCGGAAGCAATCGTGTCTGCCCTCGAGGCAGACCCCAAAGCCACATTAGAAGCATTAGCTCAAACGCTTGATGTTTCTGTGGATCTAGGTAGCGATTCTTTCGAAGAGGACGAGTATCTGGACCCAACGGAAAAGAAACTTCGTGCACTTGAAGTCAAAGTAGAGCAGCAAGAAGCTGCCGAACGTCAGCGATCAGTGGACCGTGAAGTTCAGAGACTATATGAACAGTATGGAGAGTTTGATCGACGCGAATTGTTGAATCATGCGGTAAAAAACAAGATCTCGAATCTTGACGCAGCGTATGCCCATTGGCAGTTCAACGATCTCAAATCGACGGCAGATAAGTTACAAGAAGAGCGCAACATTACTGAAACGAAACGCTCTGCTTCTGTTATCACACCTGGCGGGTCAACCCAAGCGGGAACCCAAACTCAGGCTCCGAAAGCTGTTTCTAGTATCCGAGAAGCGTTCACACTGGCAAAACAGCAATTAGGCACTTAACCTTTACCTTTAGGAGTAATTTCAAATGGCTGGGAACAGCAATTTCGATGAGATTCTGACAACGACTCTCAACAATTACGTCCCTAAAATGGTGGACAACATTTTTTCGGCTCGCCCATTGTTCTATGCGTTGACAAATTCGTCAACGATGCGAACAGTGAGTGGTGGCGCAAAGATTGTGGTCCCAATCATTTATGGGGCGAACTCGACCGCTAAATCGTATGCAGGCACGGAAGCTATTGACGTAACTGCGCAAACTGGCATTACTGCCGCTGAGTATGACTGGGGCCAGTATGCGGCCACTGTCACGATTAACGGCATTGAAGAAGCCAAGAACAACGGCGAAGCGCAGATCATTGACCTTCTCGAAGGCAAGATCTTCCAAACTCAAGAATCCATTATTGAGAACATGAACACCATGTTCCACAGTGATGGAACCACCAAAGCGACAGACTGGAACGGGCTCGAAAACGTTGTTAACGATTCCGCTCTTACAGCTAATGCGCTTGGTGGAATTGACCCGTCGGTAGCAGGCAACTCGTTCTGGAAGTCGCAAGCGACAACCACAACTGGTGCACTGTCTCTGGCGAAACTGGCAACACGTTACAACAGCGTAAGTGTCGGTAATGACCAGCCCACCATAATCATCTCTAAAGCAGATGACTATGAAAGCTATGAGGCGCTGCTAACCAGCAACATTCGCTATACCGATACAGATATGGCTGATGCGGGTTTCCAAAACCTCATGTACAAAGGTGCTCCGTGGACATTTGATGCAGCTAACGCCGATGGTGTTATCTACATGCTAAACACGAAGTATCTGCAACTGGTACGCCACTCGGATACTTGGTTTAAGCCAACGCCGTTTGTGCGAACAAATACTGTGGATGCAGTGTATTCACAGATACTTTGCTATGGTCAGCTAACTTGCTCAAATAGGGACCGTCAAGGTTACCTAGAGGGCGTCACCTGATAACAGCGACGAGGTTGGGGGGATGAGGACACACCGTTCTTGTCCCCCCCGCTGAGTCTAAGGAAACTATGAGTCGTAATTTACAAGTCGGATACAGCAAAAATGCTCGAATGTATGGGCAACCTAGCGATGACGCTCAGGGGCTCACAGTTGAGTATGTGGGTAACAGAAAAGTTGCTGTAGTGCCAGCGTACGCGGGAGAAGTTATTCCTGGTATCTGTATTGCGACCACTCGAACTGGGTCAGCCTGTAAAGCGCTCCCGATGTCTGGAACTAACCGCTGCGTTTTTCATTCGCAATTACCTGAGTAGGATTCATGCAAATCCAAGAAATGCGGGCATACATCCGAAGTATCGTGGAGATAGACAGCAGCGACATTTCTGATGATGTTCTAAACCGTTTCTTGGGCGAAGCCTACGACCAGATGGTTTACAGTGAGAAACGGTGGCCCTGGTACGAGACATCAACGACGTTCACCACAGTAGGCGACCAAAAAGATTACACGGTGATTGCTGTTGGTGCAGCAGAAACCAATGGGTTGCGTGAAATTCAGTCCATGAGAACTGACGACAATGTTCTGACGTTCTTGGGGCGTGATGACGCCGACATTGTTTATCCTTTAGATTCTGCCAGTAGCGGCAACCCGTACTATTGGAGTTTCTGGGGTGAAAGCATTCGGATTTATCCGACACCTTCAGGTGCCAAAACTGTTTATGTGCGTGGCTACAAAAATCCGACAGCGTTTGGGGCAGGCACCGCTGATGGTGTTAGTCCCACAGACTTCCCTGAACCATTCCACATTCTTATAGCGACTTACGGGATTAGTCGAGCATACGAGCAACAAGAAGACCTCGATATGGGTCTGTCGTACATGACTATTTTTGGTAGAGAGCTCGACAATCTTCGAGCCCGTTACCTGGACACGCCTGCTCCGCAACCGCTGATTATCAATAACCGTTCCGCTTCCCGTTGGCGTTCTCAAAGTTACATGCCTGACCGTCTTCGATATAGTTGGGAGTAGAGGATGGCAAGAACGGGGTTCAAACTGGAGATGCTTCAAGATTTTAGTGGTGGTCTAAACTTTCGTTCAGATCAGTTCAATCTTGCGTCTTCAGAGAGCCCTAAGATGCTGAATGTTGATGTGGACCCCAGGGGTGGCATCAAAATGAGGCTCGGAGTTCAACAAAGAAACCCGACTGCCCTAAACTCTGATGTCACTGGTTTGAGCCAGTTCACCCCTGATGGTGGTACCGCTCGAGTGATCTGTTCGTACGGTACAACTGTCGCAGAGTCAGCCACCGATGATTTCACATCGCTTGCTGGAGTTTCTGTCACCAACGGTGAACGGATGTACGGGCAGACTACAAATTCAAAGTTTTATGGGGTGTCGGGTACCAGTCCATCGTTCGTTTACGACGGCACCACAGCTTCAAACCTTGCCTCGAATGTGAATGGTTCTGCAGGTAACTATCCGATAGCTAAGTACACCTGTCACTGGAACAACCACGCTTGGACGGCTAGTTCTACTGAGACTGGTACAGCGTACAAGAATCGTGTTCGTTGGTCGAAGATGGATGACCCCGAAACGTGGCGAGAGTTTGACTATGTGGATGTCAACGTCGGGGAACGTGGCGATGAACTCTCAGCCCTTCTCCCTTATGCTGACCGGTTACTGATCTTCAAAACCAACAGTGTTCACGCCTTGTATGGAAGCAGCACTGAATCGTTTCAGCTAGTTCCTTTGACGCAGGATGTTGGTTCGATCTCTAATTCGTCGCCTGTGTCTACACCTTACGGCATTTTTTTCTGGTATGACCGTCAAGGTGTTTGGATGTACAACGGAGCCGAATTTGTTTCAGTGTTCGAAAAACTTCAACCAGCCATTGATGATGGCCGTTTGCAGTTCAATGATCCTCCTCAGCTTGCGTGGTTCAAAAACCGTTTATATGTTTCGGTTGATTGGAGCGACACAGGATCAGCTATTACTACTCGTCGGGTGCTAATATTCGATCCTACTTTGAGCCAATCTGGTGCTTGGACGATGACAGATATCGACGCCAATGTGATGTTGGCGTTTGCGCCACCGAACGCTGAACAAGATCTTCTGGGGGGATGTTCTGCTGCCACTGGCCGAGTGATTCACTTGGAACAAAACCTAGAAAGCGATTACTACGGGGTTGCAGCTTCCCACATTGTTAGTTCGTATACGACGAGTTGGCTGGTGGGTAAGAACCCTATTGTTCGTAAGCGTTGGGGTAAACCTCGAATTGTGGTGAGTTCTGATTCAACGGTTGCGTTGTCCGCAACATTGTTCACGGATTACGACACAGCAAGTTCTAAGAAATCCATGAACTTTGGTGTGCAAACTGCTAACAGTACGGGTGCTACTTGGGCAGAATCTGCTGGGCCGACAGGCGGTACGGGTGTCTGGGATACCAGTCTTTGGTCTGGGGAACCCAATACTGATGTCACAAACATTGAGCGTTTACCTACGCTTGGGACAGCTAAGGCTATACAAATGAGGATTGACGGTCCAACAACTGTTGACGAGGCTTGGGAAGTAAACGCTATGGCGTTCACATATTTACATAGGAGATTGCGCTAATGGCGACGTTTACGGCCCCTTATGGTACCGTCAGTGCTGGCACTGCAATTATCGCTGATGACCACAACGATAACTGGACGTATGTTAAGAACTGGTTAGAGGGTGTCGTCGGCAATGCCACATATCCTGGGGTGATTCAGTCTGACGGTGGCGGGTCTATTACTGGAACTTTGGATGTTTCTACTTCTTTGAGTTCTGGTTCTCTGACGACTACGGGCACAGTTAGTCTTGGCACAAACGCTGCTTTGCATTTGAATAGTACTCAGCATGACGTTATTGGTTTGCATACTGGGGTCAGCATTAACGGTGAGACTGCTGGAAACTTTTTAGTTGACCAGCATTATCGTGCAGGTTTCACGGCAACAGGACCAGGGAACAACACTACTGCTCTCTCAAAGGATATTGATGTAGCTGCTCCTGCGGCTGATGCAGGTAACTATTTGACTGAGAAACATCGTTACTCGGTCTACTCGCAACGTGCAGGCGAAGGATATAATCCTGGTGTAGGTGTGCCCTATCCAGGTCGCCCAGAGTCCGAATATCGTCTAGTTATTGACGGGTCGATGGCTATTCGTGGCGACATTATTGGGTACACCAACCTCAACGAAAGCGTGCCAGGGGCTACTCCCCTCGAATATGGGCTTGGCACAGGTACTCGCATTAACTGTCAATGGTTGAATGTTCGAGCGAACGTCGATATTGCTGGCGAGCTTCGAGTCCAAACCAACCACGACTTTGCCCGCCTCTACATGGGTAACGATTACTCAACCAATCAAGACTGGTTGGAATGGCGAGACAACCTGACAGGTTCAAACCTTCCAGGTTTCCAGTTCGTTCATAACGACAATGTTCATTTACAGATCTCTGAGTCAGGTGCAGCGAACTACGAGAAACTAGATTTGCGTGCCTATAAAGTGTCAGCGGCTGCCACCCAAGGTGGTTGGCCTACGTTAGCGGGGACTGCTGCTGTTATTACAACGACTGGAACCGAGCAGCTTGGTATCAGTTCTTCTTCGATTCGTTTCAAAGAAGA